AAGCGGGTATTGTTAAAGAACATTCAATTGGCTTCCAGGTTATGAAATCAGAGAAAGGAAGTGAGCCAAACACAAGTTTGTTGACTGAATTAAAGTTGTATGAAGGTTCTAATGTAACGCTAGGTGCTAATAATAACACCCCTTTTACAGGGTTTAAATCACTTACAATAAAAGAAGTAAACGATCATTACAAGTTAATCTTAAAAGCGTTTAGAAGCGGAACTTTTACAGATGAAACTTTTGGTTTGTTAGAGATAGCATTGAAACAATTACAAGTTCAAAGCTACGAATTAGGAAAAAAATCACTTGAAACTAAATCTGCCGATCTAATCACAGACTTAATAGTTGCCGAGCCGATAATAGTAGATAATAGTAAAGAAGTATTTAACGAATTTTTAAAATCCTTATAAATGGAATTAAAAGAACAATTAGAGGCATTAACCTTAAAATTAGAAGGTAAGTCTCAAACCGAAGTAAAGAGTGCTATAGAAGCATTTGAATTAAAGAACAAAGAGGTTATTGATAACCAAATTAAAGAAGTGAAAGATGCTTTTGAAGTACAACTAAAAGAATTGCAAGACCACGCAGACAAATTAGATGTAAAACTTCAAGCAAAAGCAGTAACTGATAAAGGTGCTAAGTCATTAGTTGAAGAGATTAAAGAAAAGAAATCACAAATAAAAGAAGTTGCTTTTAAGCAAGCGTCTGGAGATGTAGAGATTAAAGCATTAACAAGTACAGCTTCTGTATCTAACAACGCACAAGGGTTTTTTATCCCTGAAATTACGCAGTTAGGACACAAAGAAAGAAGTTTGTACAATGTATTACCAAAAGTATCTGTATCAGACTCTAACACAGGTAGTGTTGTGAGGTACAGAGATTGGGACGAGGCTACAACTGTAAGAGCTGCTGCAATGGTTGCAGAAGGTGCTGCTTTTCCAGAATCAACTGCTAAATTTGCTTGGTACTCTAAGCCTTTAAGAAAAGTTGGTGATACTTTACCCGTAACAGAAGAGTTTTTTGAAGATGAAGCACAAGCCGCTGGTGAATTACAAATATTTTTAGATGTTAACGTTAACTTGAAGATTGACGATCAACTAGTAAATGGAGATAATACAGGACAAAATTTAGCTGGTATTTTTAACTCTTCTCCTGCATATACTGCGGTTGCTAGTGGTATTTCTGCACCAAACTTGAAGGATTTAACTATCAAAGTTAGAAACGACATTACTAGGTCTAGAGGTTCTAAATATAGCCCAGATATCGTATTAGTTAACTCTTTAACTATGGAAGGTTTGGTTTTAGCAAAAGACGGTAACAACAACTATATTTTTGACGAAAACATCGGAACTTTAGCTGGTTTATTTGTTGTAGTTGATGAAAATGTAGCGGATAATGCTATGCTAATAGGAGACAGACGTTATGCAAGAATATATGAAAAAACTGGTTTAGTTATTTCAAGAGGTACACCAAACGCACAGTTTTTAGAGGATGAAGAAACTATTAAAGCAAGAAAAAGAATGTTATTGCTAATTAAAGAAGGCGATAAAACAGGATTTAGAAAAGTAACTGATGTTGCTGCTGCTTTGGTAACATTAGCTTCATAGTATGAAAGAAGTTGTATTTATAAAGAGTTTTGCAGACAAAAAGAAAGCCGATAAAGGCATATATGACGGAATCTTATGCAATACCTTAGTTAATACTTTGAAAGTGGCTAAGTACCATAAGAGTAAAGAAGTTAAGTAATTAACTCTAAAACATTAAAAACCCTGCCATTAACTTGCGCAGGGTTTTTTTATTTTGTATTTTTGTTGAAAATATAAAATAAATAAATTATGGAGATCAGTGAATATTTAAATTACGTTTGTGGCGTAGCGGAAACAATTGTTGAAAACAACTCAAAAAACAACATTCAAATTATTGATGGAATAGGAGAGTTGCAGATTAATGGAGTGGTTTATCAGGCACAAATATTGTTAGAGTCAAATGAAAATAAATGGGTTAAAGAAGACCGACCTACAATTAGATCGGTAGAGGATTAACAACTAAACAACTATCCAATAAAAACAAAAAACCCTACTATTAATTTAGTGGGGTTTTTTTTGTATATTTGAAAAAAATGTAGTACACGATGAGTAAAAAAAAAATAAAAAGTATAATTAGTAAGTACGCTGAACCATTAAATGATAATCATGGAGGATTTACTTTGGTTGTAAAGAGTAAAAACTTTAAAGAAATGATTAAAGATTTAACTGAAATTAATAACACGTTTTGTTTTAGTATTTCAGGCGCAAAATTAGAGTCTGTTTTAAGAAATACAAATAATAGAAATAGGGGTTTAAGTAGTTATTTATAAAAAAATAAAATGTAGTACACGATGATAAAATTAATAAAAAGTGTTTATAAAACTTACTGAAAAAAAAACATATAATATAGTTGAAGAAGTAGACTTTGGCAAAGAGACTAATCAAAATCTTTTAGACAAAGGCTATGCAGAAGAGATTAAGAAAGTAACAAAAGAGCGTAAAATAACGATTAAGAAAAAGTAATTATGACAGAGGTAACAATACAGGTAGAAACATTATTACCATTAAGACAAACAATTGATTTTGTGACTGAAACAATTAAAGAAACTAGAGATGGTAAAACAGATAAAGAAATTAAGAAACTAATAAAAAATTTTATTCGATGTAATTTAATTACCAATATACAGGAGTAATGGCATATACAGATATTATAACATTAGCCGATGCGAAAACATACCTTAGAATAGATGACACATTGTCTGATGATGATGCGCAAATAACTAGGATGATTAAAGCATCTTTGTCTCAAATAGAGCGTGCAACAAATTATGTGTTTTTCCCAAGAGAAAAGAGTTATATTGTTGAAAATTGTTCTGTAAATGTATATGATTTTCCTATTAATAGTTTAACATCTCCAACTACCGCTACAAGCGTTGAGAAGTCTGTTTATACAACTTACACAACAAATGTAGCAACTGACTTAAAAGTTACTTTAAATGTTGGATATACAACACCTTCTGATGTGCCTAGTGATTTGGTTGAGGTGGCTTATGAAATGATTGACTTAATGTATTATTCACCTGAAACGGGTAAAAGTATTAAGTCTGATTTATCTAAATTGTCTAAAATGGTTTTAAGTGATTATAAAAGATTTTTTATATAATGAGGTGTAGAAAGTTAACCAAGCGTGTAGAAATATGGCAAACATCAAATGTTCCTAATGGCTTTGGTGGTAATTCTGTTGCTGAAACTTTAATCACTTCGTCTTGGGCGGAGGTTATTACGCTAAATAATACAAATAGGAGTACTGATATTGGTATTACAAGTGCAACAAATACAATTAAAATAAGATTGCGTAAAAGAAACGATATTACATATAATGGTATAAACCAATTTATAAAATACAGAGGTTATAAGTACATTATACAGAACCAGCCTTTTAATGTTGGTTTTAGAGATGAAGTAATAGAGATAATTGCGGTTAAGGAGGGTATTAGAATGGTAGATGAAATATCACCTATAGGATAATGACTGACAAAACTATTAAAGGCTTAACAAAAGTATTAAAAGACCTAGAGAAGTTTGGTGATGATGCTAAAAAAGAAGTTGATACTATTACTAAGATAACATCAATGGATATTGTAGCAGATGCTAAAGGGTTTGCTCCAAAGAATAACGGTAAGTTAGCGCAAAGTATTGTATTTACAAAGGTAGGTGAAGCAGACTATAAAGTGGTTGTAAACTCTCCTTACGGTGCTTATGTAGAGTTTGGAACAGGCGCAAAGGTAAAAGTACCTATAGAATTGCAAGGAATTGCTTCGCAGTTTAAAGGTAAAAAAGCTGGATCGTTTGAGCAAGGTTTACAAGCTATTAAAGATTGGTGTAAAAGTAAAGGAATACCAGAGAATGCTGCATATCCTATTTTTATGAGTATATTAAGAAAGGGGCAAGAGCCACAACCTTATTTATACCCAGCGTTTGTAAAAGGAAGAAAACAATACTTAAAAGATTTAAAGAAATTATTAAAAGATTTAACTAAGAAATATGATTAAGCCATTACCAGATAAATACGTGAGAAAAGCTGTATATGATGCGGTAAATAATATTGTAGTTGATACTTTAACTATTCCCGCTTATGATAGTAGGGTTTCAGGTAATGTAATACCACAACACTTTATACTACTAACTACACAAACAAGCCAAGTTAATCAAATGACTAAATGCGGTGATGTTTGGGAGTCTTCTATATTAGTAGATATTGTAACTACTTACGATAGAACTGGAAACCCTGCAGATAGGTTGTTATCTGAAAACATTTTAGATGCGGTAAGAAACGCAACTAATAACCTAGTGCTAGACGTTGCGAGTGGTTTGGTAGTGCAAAAACAAATACAAGACTTCCCTAATGACATTGTTACTACTACAGATAATAAAAATATCTTTAGAAAGTTAATGCGTTTGGAGTTAACTATAAATTAATCCCCACATTAAAACGTGGGGCAACAGTCGATAAATTGCATTAAAACGCATTTTATCTTAGTGTTGTACACAATATTGCTAAGTCTGTGCATTAATTAAAGGTTCGTGCATATCAACCGTAATAATATTTTTTTCTTCCCTTCTTTTTTTAGCAAGTTTGTAAATATCTAAATCGTTTTCAATACTTATACTATTTCTACCAAGTTCAAAACTTGCAATCCCTGTTGTATCGCTTCCACAAGTGTTATCTAAAACAATATCTGCTTTGTCAGTAAAAGAGTTTATAATCCATTTTATTAATTCAATAGGTTTTTGTGTAGGGTGCAGTTGGTCTTGTCTTCGCCATTTTTGAGCAAAGTCTAAAATAGTTGTAGGGTGTCTTGTTCCTTTATTATCAGTCTGAACACCTTTAATACCATATTTCATATTGTTTTTTTTATTTGGTGTCCATTTTCTTTTATACGGTTTCCCTTCAACCATTTGCGGATTATATTTACTTGCAGGTTTACCAAAAACAAGTATCATTTCGTGTTTTTTTAAAGGCATATATTTAGCAGTAAAAGGACTACCACATTTGCTTTTTTTCCAAATCATATCATATCTAAATAACTTCTCATTACTTAAAGCAAGTTTAAAAGCAAATAATCCTACGCCAAACAAAACTATATTACCTTTGTCTTTTATAATTCTTTCATAATGTAACCAAAGTTCATCAAAAGGTATTACAGAATCCCATTTATTAGCAGTAGTACCATAAGGTAAATCACAACAAATAAGGTCAATGCTTTTATTTGGTATTCGTTTCATTTCTTCTAAGCAGTTGCCAAACCACAATAGGTTATTTGTCTTCCTATCGTCAGCCATTTTGCCATCGCTCAAAAAAATATTATTACTAATTTCGTTCATAATTCAAAGTTTGTTTTTATTAAATCGCAATACAGTGTACAACACCGTATATATTGCATTTTCGTACCTCAAACGCACCATATACAAGTACGTTATAAACAATTAAAAGTTTAGGCAATATTCTGTATATGCTATTTGTAAGTCATTTGCATTAATTTCATAGTCTTTTAATACTTTACTAACATAGTATTCTTCTGGTGTTTTGGTGTAAAATTTATTAACGTACTCATCAAAAGTTAGTGCTTTTCTATCTTTTAACTGTTCAGAACAACGTGTAACCGTAATTGCTTCTAAGTACTCGTTTGCAAAGTCTAGTAATTCTTTTTTAGTAAATAAAGTTGGATTGCTACCAAAGTCTATTTTACTATATTCACTTTTGTTATAAAATTCTTCTACGTTCATTTTGTTTATATTTATTAAGTTATTTTTTAATTTTACGCAACTACGGTTACACAATTCCGTTAGATGTCATTTAAAAAAGCACCTGCTAATAATCCCATCATTCCAGCATTTAAAACATCTTTAGAATATCTATTGCTTTTTTTGGTACTGTTTTTTCTTTGCTTTAACTTTTGTTTGTGTTTTTTACGGTGTTTAGATTTTGGCATAATTTAATTTTTTGAACATCACCTAACAATGTGTATAAAAAATAGCTGTTAAGTGCTTTGGTTGATGTTATTTAATATTTATTTACTATTTTACTTATTCAATTTTTGAGTGCGTTAAAACGCTAAATTTCATACACAATTCAGTTACCAACAATAATTTCTAAAAACCGCCACTCACTCTTGCGTGTCCAATCTGTACGGCTTTTTCTGAAATATCGCATCCTATAAAATTACGATTAAGGTCTTTGCACACTTCAGCAGTTGTAAAACTTCCTGCGTAAAAGTCTGCAACTAAATCACCCTCATTACTACTTGCTTTTATTATTCTCTCAATTAATGCTTTTGGTTTTTTAGTATTATAATTCCTTTCTTTACTTGCTGGGTTTATAGGGTAAATATCAACCCACCAATCTTCTAAAGCCTTACCTTTTCTTTCTTTTTCAGCTTTAATTTCAGGTGTTACTGGTGTACTATATTTAAAATTATTACAATTATGGTGTAGTCCGCTTTTGTATGGTATTCTTTGAATATTAAAAATGTTTGATTTTTTTTTATAAAACAAAATAACATCATGTTGCTTTTTAAAACTATATTTTTGTGCGTTTGGCATAGTATAACACCAGCTAATTTCATTTAAAAAATTATCATATCCAAAAAAATCATCCATTATACATCTAACCCAATGATTTATTCTAGTGTCCATTTGCAGATAAATACTCCCTGTATCTTTTAAAATACGGTGCATTTCTTTTATTCTTGGTACGTAATGTTCTTCTATTACTTCACGTTTAGGTTTTAAATCTTGGTAATCTTTAAACTTTCTACCTGTTCCATACAATATATCACAGTAAATTAAATCTACTGTATTGTCTTGCATTTCTGCCATTAACTCTAAATTATCACTTAATCTTATATCTATCATTTGTTTCGTGTTATTTGCCTTCCTATCGTCACGCAGGCGGTTTTTAAAAATTACAGTAGGTAACAATGTATATAAGCCATACAAGTACAGGCTCATATACTAACTCGTTGTAAACAATTAAAAGTTTCTTATTTCTTCTCGCACATCCATATAGTAAATTCTTTTTCTAACTTGGGCTGGTGTATTATTTATATAAGGTACTGTGTCTAATAGCTCATTTACACAAAGCAAAGCACAGTTTTTAGCGTTTTGCAACATAGTTTCATTTCCGCCAACAAAGTAAATATCTGCAAACTTAAATGTGTCTATAAGTTGCTTTGCTTTTTCTTTTGGCTCTAATTCAATAGTTTCTGTTATCATAATATTTAAAAGTTTACAACACCGTATAAAAACAAAAGCGGTTTATTGCTTTATCGGTGTTTAGTTATTATTTGCAGTAGTTCGGTTTTTCCGAATAACTTGTTTTATTTATTCGCTTCAATTTTTATACAATTCCGTTAAGCAAATCTACAACCAATAATTAGATTGCACAAGTAATATAAATTAATTCTATTAAAAACAAAGTTTAAATAAATAATATTTATATTTGTACATATTAATATAAATATATAAAAATGAGTACTTTTATAAAAGGTGATGCAGTTATACTTTCTATTTGGAACGCAACAGCAACGGCATACGAGCCAATCGGTTGTTTAACATCCAACTCTTTGTCTGTTACAAGAAACGTAATAGAAACACAAACAAAATGTGATCCAGGACAAGTTATTCGTGCTGCGGGGACTACAAGTTCTGAAATCTCTTTTGAAGCTACATACATTAAGACAGATGCTGGTAAAACTGATTTTAACGCTTTATTAGCTTTTATCAACACTGCGTCTGGAACTACGCAAGACTGGAAAATGTCAACTGACCAAATTACTCCAGTTGCTTACTATGGTACTGCAATTCTTGCTGATTTAGAAATTTCTGCTGCTGCTGGTGATGAATTTGCTACTTATAGCGGAACTTTACAAAACAGTGGTTTAATAACCGAAGTAGATCCAAACGCATAACATGACAAGTAAAATAAAACTAAACTTTAACGGTAAAGAATTGGATTTCTTTTTTGGACTATCTTTTTTAGGTGAGTTTTTAAAAGAAGAAAAAACAGATTTACAAGGTATTTTTAACTCTGTTAAATCAGAACCTTATACTTTTATTCCTCATTTGATGTATAAGAGTTACTTACACAACTGTAAAAGACAAGGTAAGAGCGCAGATTTAAAACCCTTTGAAATGTCTGATTTAATAGAAGAGACAGGACACTTTAAAGATGGCTCAGAGAGTGCTAAATTTGTAGAACCATTTTTACAATCTCTTATTGACAGTTTACCAAAAGTAGAGGGTGAGAATGAAGATGATGTAAAAAAAAAATAAATTGGGATGCTGACGTTGTTTCTGTTTGTTTAGGTGAATTTAATTGCTCTTATGAAGAGTATTGCAATATGACATGGGCGGAGTTTCAACTTCGCCTTTTTGCGTATAATAGAATGCAAAAGAATGATTGGTTAAAGATAGCAGAACTATCTACAAATGTTTTAATAGCTGGGTTTATTGATGGAAAAGATAAAAAGAAAAGAATAAACGAAATAAGAAAAAACTATTTAGGAGAAATAAAACCAAAAGGTTTAAGTGATTCGCAAAAAGATGCTATTTTAAAAGCGCAACAACAATATAACGATAAAAAGTAATGGCTGAGTTAAGTGTAGAAATATCCGCAAAAATTGACAAACTAGAAAAGGAATTAGCTAAAGCAAAAGGAGAGTTTAAGTCATTAGAAAACTCTGCTGCTAAAACTAGCAACAAACTAGGTAAAAGCTCTGCATCTGCTTCTAAAGGTATTAATAAACTTGGTAAAAGTGCTATTAGTGGTGGTTCTGCAATGACTGCCTTTAGTAGAACCGTACAAGATGCACCTTTTGGTTTAATGGGGGTTTCCAACAACATTACAAACTTAACAGAACAATTTGGATACTTAAAAAACAAAACAGGTTCGGCTGGTGGAGCGTTAAAAGCCATGCTAAGGGACTTAAAAGGTTTTGGCGGTGTTACACTAGCAATATCTCTTGTAACGTCTGCATTATTAATGTTTGGAGACAAGATATTCCAAACTAAAGACAAGGCTAAAGAATTAAGAGACGAGCAAGAAAAGTTAACTAAATCATTAGAAGATTATGTTAATGGGTTAGAATCTGTTGCTAGATCCAGTTTAAAAGGAGAAAGAAGCGCACAAAAAGAGTTAGTTACTTTAGGCTTGTTAAAATCTCAAATAGAAAATACAACTCTATCAACTAATGAGCGTAAAAACGCAATTGATGAATTAAGAAAGAAGTACCCAGACTATTTGAAAAATATGTCTGATGAAAATATATTAAATGGCGGTTTAGCATCTACATACGATACATTAACTAAATCTATATTAAAACGTGCAAAGGCTACTGCTGCTACAAACATGATTATTAAGAATAGTGAGAAATTACTTACTATAGAGAGTCAAATGGCTGCTGCAATAATTAACTCATCTGAATTAAATAAAAAAGCCTCTAAATTAGAAATAGATGCACAACAAGCAATATCTAAGAATTTAAAAGGAATAGAGACACTTCTTAGAAAAGCCAAAACAGCTAGAGATAATTACAATGATTCTATAGCCGAAACAAAAAAACTTGAAGCAGAAAAGCAAACTCTTGAATTAACAAATATAGATTTAGAAGGTAATATAGACACAACTGATTTATTCAAAGGAGTAGGTGTAGGAGGTGGTGTAAAAGAAATATTTGTAGATTTTAAAGAAGTTTATGAAAAGGAAAAGGAAGATTTTCAAGAGTTAATAGAAACAGATCCTATAATTTTAGCGGACATAGCAGAGGGTAAATCTGTAGACTGGGAAGCGTACTTTAATCAAAAACAGTTTGAAGAGAATGCTCTTTTAATGAAAGAAAGGTTAGCTAAGTTTAGTGAGGACTTAAATAACATGATGGACATGAGTAAATTAAGCTCTTTAAGTAATTTTGGGAGCGCAATAGGTAATGCAATTGGAACAGGTCAAAACGTTATACAAGCTGCTGGCGCTTCTTTGCTAGGTAGTTTGGGTGATATAATGGTTAAATACGGAAAGCTAATACTAGCCTTTGGTATAGCTAGTGAAGCGTTAAAGAAAGCAATGGAAAATCCTTTTGGTGGTGGTATTGCGGCAGTAGTAGCAGGGGTTGCATTAATTGCTATTGGTTCAGCTATTAAAGGCGCAGCAAGTAGCGCGTCTAGAGGTGGCGGTGGCGGTGGAGGTAATAGAAATGCTTCAAGTAACACAAGTACATTTAGTCCAAGCGGAGGAGGTTCTTTTAGCGGTTCTGGAGGTGGCGGAATGAAAAACGTAGTATTTGAAATACAAGGTACAAAGCTAGTAGGTGTTTTAAGTAACACACTAGCAAGAAATAGAAATTTAGGTGGTTCTTTATCATTAACATAAAATTATGGCATTAAAATACTGGTTTGAGTTTACAGACGTAAAAGCAATAGTACATAAAGTAGAAATATATAATGATGATTTTGTTGGTGATTCTACACAAATTTACGGAAGTTGTGCATTAACAAAAGCTAGCACAAAAGACAACTTAGAGTCTATTAGAGGTGGCGGTTTACAAATAGACCTAGAAGCAACAACATTACTTTCTTTTAATGATTTGTACTCTGAAAATGAAAGAGAATACTCTGTTAAATATACAAGAAACGGAACGGATTTATTGTTTTATGGTTGGGTTTCACCAGAAGGATTAACTGAAAGTTTTGTAAATGATACATGGATAATATCTCTTGATTGTACTGATGGATTAGGCTTTTTAACTAACTTGTCTTATGTAGAAAACGCAACTGGATTGCAATTTGTAGGTAAACAATCTGGACTAGAAATAAT